TGCATCTTTGATGCAATCAAAATTAAAAGAAATGGCAATCATACTTGGGTATGAAGGGTCAGAAATTTTTCCAAAACAAACAGAAATATTAGTGGAACGTGGGGACACTGGTAATTTCTTAAACTTACCCTACTACAATAATACGAAAGGATTAAGATATGCGATTGATGATAACGGTAATGCTCTTGAACTTGAGCAGTTTTATACTGCGTATGATAAATATAGTTGCACCCGAGGAGATGTCGAAGGAATTCGAGTTGCAGAAAGAAAAAGAGAAGAGGCTTTCCCCTTGGGACCGCCGTGTTTAAATAAATTAGCTGTAACAGGATTTGGACAAGGATCTCGAAACAATGCTTTATTTAACATAGCGGTTTACTATAAACAATCTGAACCAGATACTTGGGAGGATAAAATAGTAGAGGCAAATTTAAAATACATGGACCCACCTCTAAGTAATAATGAAGTTCAACAACTAATTAAATCTGTAAACAGGAAAGGTTATGATAAATATAGATGTAAGGATGCACCAATAAATGCTGTATGTCAGTCAGGACTATGCAGAACAAAAAGA